TGGCCCCTGGGCCCGGATGGCCCCTGGGCCCGGATGGCCCCTGGGCCCGGATGGCCCCTGGGCCCGGATGGCCCCCGATCGGGCCCGGATGGCCCCTGGGTGCGGATGGCCCCTGGGTGCGGATGGCCCCTGGGTGCGGATGGCCCCTGGGTGCGGATGGCCCCTGGGTGCGGATGGCCCCTGGGTGCGGATGGCCCCTTGCTACAGGCTCGCAGACAATCGGGCCAAGTCGCTTTGCGCTTGGCTGCGCCATCTGTCAATTCTGAACTGCTCAGCCGCAGCGTTGCGCTTTGCATCGGCGATCAATACGGCAGCCTGCGCCTCCGCTTGTCTAACGATCGACTCCGCGGTGTCTTTCGCATTTTCGATAATGCGTTGCCGAATCCGCTCGGCATCCAGCGCCATGGCGGCGGCCGTCTGCGGCTGAATGTCGCTGAGGATCTGATCGGCAAGCCATGGCAGGGAATCTAGGTTCCATGGGCCAAGGTAAGACTCTGGACCAAAGCGGCACGCAAGATCGCGCAGCGCATCAACTTCATCTTGCTTGTTCATGGCGTCGGGGTGGTGGTGGGGCCGTGTCGGCTTGTGCTGACTGTAAGCCATAGCGTTACTGGCTGTCAAGCGCATAGCCCAGAATTGTCGTTTGGCCAGAAGCGCTCACCTGCTCAACCTCGCCGCGGCGGGATTGATAGGTAGCAGCATGGCGCCGTGCTTCCGACAGCAGTTCCCGGTTGGCACCTTTCGCGGGCTGAAAGGTCAAGTCGCGCCAGAACAGCCAGCCCACAGGCGCATAGTCTCCATGGATCTCGCGGCTGCGATCTGAATAGCCAAGGCCTGTGGCCGTGTGACAAATGAACAGGTCGGACATGGCGGGTAGTGGGGTGGTGGTGGTGCTGATCAGGCGAGTGCCAGTGCCTCAGCGTGGGCAGCGTCAGCAGCTTGGGCCCGATCACGGGTCACCAGTTGCAGCATGCCACCACTGACCTTGGAAGCCAACCAGAAGCAATCCCGGGCAGTGTTTTGCAAACCGGCTACGGCATCGTCTTCACCCCGCCAGCGCAGGGAATCGGCTAAGAGCTTGTTTTGTGGGCAACCGGCAGGCGACAGCCCGATCCAGGGATCGGTCCAGCACAGCAGCAGATCGCCGGCCAGGATTTGATCTAAAAGGCGAATCTCAGCCCCGCTGCGGTCGTGCAACGCATTGAACACATATTGCATGTGCGGCTCAGTCAGAAGCGTCAGGGTGGTCATGGCATCGGGGGTGGTGGTGGTGGTGGTGGCGGACCGGTCGGGCCCGCATGCCGTCAACTGTAGTCCATCCCGTTACGGATGGCAAGCGATCGGGCCGGGCCGGGCCGGGGCACCCCTGGCAGGGGCGCCTCCGGCAGCAGGGGCAGCAGCAGCAGGGGCAGCAGCAGCAGCGGCCCCAGCGGACGCGATGGCCCCCGGATGGCCCTAGCAGACGCGATGGCCCCCGGATGGCCCTAGCAGACGCGATGGCCCCCGGATGGCCCTAGCAGACGCGATGGCCCCCGGATGGCCCCAGCGGACGCGATGGCCCCCGGATGGCCCCTACAGCCCTACCTTGCGCAGCGTCCGGGCGATCTGCTCAGCGAATTGCCGCTGGAACTCCGCCTGCGCCACCGGCGCCAGCATTCGCTCAAGATCCAGCGTCTGTCGACGGGGGCGGCCCCGGGCGATGATGCCAACCAACCTCACTGCAGGATCCCTGCGCGGCTCACCGGGCTGCAGCGACAGGCTCCTCTGGCCGCCACTTGATGCACCCGGCAAGCGCACAAACAGGCCAATGGCCCCTGTCTTCAGTTCCGCCTTAAATCTGAAACCCTTCAACACCTTGCTGCCCAAAGTCGCCCGGCTGACGTTGCCCTGCGGCGTCCGGGGAATGTCAGGCCCCGGCAGGTAGCTGAGCCGCTGCCCTGCGGCCAACTTCAGATCGATGCCCTTGATCACCGGCGGGGTGCCAGTCAGCAGCGGGCGCAGATAGCGGCCGGCGGCGCGGGGCTGCGTTGACGCAAAGCCCACCTCGGTTTCGAGGCGGCCCGGATCGACCAGCCGCTGGGCATAGGTGCCGCCCAGGGTCCAGCGGGTGGCCCCGCCTTCGATCGGGCCGCCGGAGGGCTTCTGCAGCTCAGCCTTGAGATAGTCGCGTGCCGCCACGCCGGTGGCCCTCAAGGCCCGGGCCACGTCGCGGTTGACCTGATCGCCCGTCAGCAGCTGCAGGCGCTGGGACAGGCCTGTCAGTCCGGTGGCATCAACGCGAATAGCCATGACGTCAGGCTACGAGATCAGATCGCGAAACTGCTCGAGGGTCATCACCACGAACTGCTCTGCCGGGTCCGTCACGCCCTTGCGCTTCACCACCAGGGCGTGCAAGCGCTTGCCTGCATTGGCCTGCTGCTGGACAGCATCTCGCAGCCAAGCGCCGAGACTGAGGGCGCGGTGGTTCTTGCACTGGATCGCCGCGGCCGATGTCCACAGATCGCCGCGGTCCAGTGTGGCCCCGGCGGGGATGCGCTCACAGGGGATGCGCTCGGCCAGATAGTCGGCGATGAGTCGCTCGAAGGCGGAGCCCTTGCGCTTCTGTGGATTGGCCATGGGTCAGACGCCGAGGCGTGCGGCGAATCGCTCAAGGACAGTCTGGGGGCAGCAGCTGGCCTCCACCTCGCGGCCGTCGGGCAGATAGATGGCGTGGCGCTGAAACGGCTCGAGCGTCAGCGGCGGGGTGTAGGTGGGGATGGGCAGCGGTGGCACCCATTCGCGGCGCCACCATGCCACGAGAAAGCCCCCCAGCAGCACGGCCCGCTGGGCCTCACCGGGCTGCGCCTCGTGGTCGGTGCGGGGCAGCCAATCGCCGAAGGCGAAGGGGCAGGGGCGCGGATGGCCCGCGGATGGCCCCATGGGCGCGATGGCCCCATGGGCGCGATGGCCCGCGGATGGCCCCGGAGGCGCCCCTGATGCCCCCGCCGGCGATGGGGTGGTGGATGGCATCGGCGGAGGGGCAGGCAGGGCTTCCTGAGCCACGGAGGCGCGGATCTGCTGCAGGACGTTCATGGGGCGGCGGTGGGTGAGGGGAGCCTAGGGCGAAACCAGTGGGACAGCCTGAAACGCCCGGATTTCGGCGGTTTGGGACGTTTTGGGACTTTGGGACAACTTGGGACGGGCTTGTCCCAGAGCAGAAGCCGCGCTGGCACTGGCGAAGTGGTCCGATTTTGGGACGTTGGGACACCTCTAGGGGGGTATCCACCTGTGCCCTATGGGACTAGGTACAAATACTTAAATAAATAATAGAAAAATATGCTTCTTAGGGGTGTCCCAACGTCCCAAAACAGGCCCAGATCCCTTGCGCCGCAGTCGATTTGCTCTGGGACAAACCTGTCCCAAAGTGTCCCAAATGTCCCAAAACGTCCCAGTCGGGCACCATGAGGCACCCCACCCGGCGCCGCAAACGCCAGTCAGGGACAGGGTTTTGACCGCATGGGACAACCGCTGGGCGGCTTTGGGACGTGTCCCAAAAGGCGGCCAGCCCACGTCCCAAAGCCGCGGCCGTGCTTGCAGCGGTGGTTCTGGCGTCAGTCGCCAGGCGGGACCCACTCGACGGACTTACCCTTGCGGACCACCTGGCCGCAGTCAGGGGTTTCGGCGACAACGGACAGCAGCCAAGCGCGGACCTCGGCGGCAGGGGTGCGGCGCGCGGGGAGGGACCATGCGCGGATCTGGGACTGTGGGACAGGGCGGCTGCCATGGCTGCGGCGCCACTCCCGGCCTTTATCGATCAACCGCTTGAGAGCACCGCCGGCGCCTGTGCGGACGGGGCCAAGCACCTTGTCCCGTTCGCGTGCGAAGAGGGCGGTCAGGACGATGGCGGCTTTGACCACCTCCAACCGGATGGGGGTGTTGAGGTTGAGGCCTGCGGAGGCCTGTCGGATCGCGTGGATCGCCAGGGCGATGCGCAGGGTCGTGCCACGCTGCTTTCCCCAATACTGGCGATCGGATGGGTCAGTGGCGGCGAGCTTGAAAGATTCCGCCTGCCTGATCCAGTCGATCATGGTGGCTTTGGCATCTTCGGCGAGGGTAATGATTACTGGTTCTCCATCTTCACTGATCGGCAGTTTCGAGGCTGCTGCATCCACCTGTTTGTAGAGGCTATTGACGGCATCAGAAATGAGGACAGTTGAATCCTGATAGTCATAAACCCATTCGCCTAGGTCAAACATCAGGAAGCGACTCCAGAGGCCATCAGCATCGGCCATTCCTTCATTCGCTTCGGCATCAGCTTTCCAGAGGCCTTCAAGACGTGCAGGCTGAAGGCTGCCGAACAATGAGACGGCAGGATTTGGGACAAATATAGAGTCGCGGCCGACGCGATCAGTGATGATCTGTTCACCTGGATACAGACTGAGCCACTTGGCTCGATCACTGCGATTGGGGGCGCGGCAAAGCTGACTGAACCAGCCGGCGAGTTCATCATGCACAGCCAATAGCCCTGGGTTTGAGCCATTGCTGAGGATCATTTCAATCCGCTCGAAGGTGGCGTCACTGACCAGCAGGTGGCGCAGCTCAGGTTGAGGATTCTCCGATAGAAAGTCAGCGAGGCGATCACCTTGATCGCCGCCTGATTCTGCAGCTGCAGCCTTTGCATCGCGTTCCGCTTGCGCTCGCCGATGCTTCCAGTCCGCCAGCGCGTCGGCGTGCCGCTTCCGCTCCTGCTTCTGCCACGGCTTGAATGCCTGCATGGTGGTCGGGCCAGATGTTGGCGACTTGCCGGAGCTGGCGGTGGCGATGTTGGCACCCCAGAGGACGCATGCTTCCTTCCATGCGTGGTTGGGCGTCATGGCGACCTTGGCGCGGTTGCCGATGACAGAGCAGACGCTGCAGAGGATCGGCAGGAGGAAACCGCAGGGCTTCAGCCGGTTCTCGCTGGCGTAGGTGTTGAGCATGCGGGCCATGCCCGGGGGGAATGCGAGATCCAGGGATGCCAGGTCAGCCGCCGCGGCCACGTCGCGGTAGTGACGGATTTCGACCGCCAGCTCCTGGCGCTCGAGGGCAGCGTCTTCATCGTCGACGGTGTCCAGCTGCCAGGGCTGCGGCTCGGCTGGCGGATCAGCGGGGATGAAGGGCTCACCATCGAGGGGCTGGGTCGGCGGATCGGGCTTGGGCTTGGGTTTGTGAAGGACGAACAGGGAGCGTTCGCCGAAGCTGTCGTGATCTTCGGAGCGGACATAGGCCCAGGCGCGGCCGTCATGGCCGGCGACCTGCTCCCCCTTGGCGCTGCAGTCGGGTGCGGATTTGGTCTGGCCATGGCAGCACCAGACCGAATCACCGTCCTGATGGATGCTGCATGCGCCGGAGTGGTCGCGGCCACACATGGGGCATGGCCGCCGCTGACTGCTGTTCACCCAGCTGGTGGAGGTGCTGCTGTAGCTGCGGTGTTTGCGGCTGGATGGCTGCTCCAGCTTGCGCATGGTGGCGGGCCTGAGGGGCCGATCACCACAGAAGACGCCATGAAGGAGATCGAACCATTCGGGCGGCAGGGGCTGCGCCTCGGATGGTGGGCGGCCGGCCCAGGCGTATTGGTCGTCGTTGTGGGTGTAGTTGGATTCCTTGGTGTAGTGCTGCCCGAGGACGACGATCTGGGTGCCGGGCTTGGCGAAGACGGCCAGCTCCTCACCGTTGATTTTGACGGTCTTGCCGCCGGCGGCGAGCTGCGCCTTCTGGTCCGGGGTGACGGTGTAGACGAGCTTGAGGCGATCGGTGTTGCTGGTGCGAACGATGCGCCAGGTGTCGGCGGTGTGAGGCTCGCAGCCGTGCTGCTGACAGAACGCCGCGGCCGAAGGGCCATCGATGTCAATGGCGATGTGACCCGGAGCAGCACCGATGTGCCAGCAGACGCATTGGGGAGCGGCGGCCTGGAGATCAGGAATGGAGAGGCCTTTATGGGTCTCCCAGTCGTTGCCGACGAGTGGACGCTTATCTGGTGCGCCGGGCAGTAGGGGGCCGATACCGGCGAGCATCGGCAGGCGTTCGCGGCGCCAGCGGTCGTGGTCGTAGGGCCCAGCCGCGGCCGTAGGGGGTGTCTGCACTGTTCACGCCTTGGCGGCGATGGCCGCAGCGGCCTGCTCGATCAGCATACGGATCGCAGCGCTGCGGGTGTCAACGCCTGGCGTGGCAGCAACGATCCGATCAAGGGCCACGATGTGGAAGGGCTTGACCATGACGTTCAAAGGGGTGCTGCGAGCTGTGGCCTGCATGTAGTAAGGTTGCGCAGTATCTGTAGAACCTTAGCAGGCAACGGGCGTCATGTCGTTTGAGCTTCGCGGCTACCAGACCCGCCTGGCAGATGCCGGCGATGCGGCCATGCTTGACGGGAAACGGCCCTGTCTGGTCGCACCAACCGGTGCAGGCAAGACCGTGATCATCGCTGAGCTGGCCAGACGGGCCCTCGTGCGCGGCGAACAGGTCGTGGTGATCTGCCATCGAGAGGAGATCCTGACTCAGATCGTCGCCAGCCTGCAGCGCCACCTGGGGGATCAGGTGGTGATTGCGATGGTGACCGCCGGCAGCCGGCCGCGAATGGACCGACGTGTGGTGGTGGGGATGGTGCCGACGATGGTGCGACGTCTGAAGCTGCTCGAGCAGCTGACGGGCTGCACCTTGCTGGCAGACGAATGCCACCATGCGCCATCGGCCACCTGGCGAAAGGTGATCGAGGCAGCCCGGCCGCGGCGATTCGGTGGGCTGACGGCAACTCCGGTCCGGCCTGACGGCAAGGGGTTGGGTGATGAAGAGATGTTTGACCTGCTGCTCAATGGACCCGAGGCCAATGAGCTGATGGCCGCCGGTAAGCTCTGCCGCTACCGGTTGTTTGCGGCGCCGCATCGCATCGACTCGAAAGGCCTCCGCAAGCGCGGCGGAGACTTCAGCGTCGCCGACATGGAACGGCGTGTGGTGGAGATCCAGGGCCAGATCGTGCGGGACTGGAAGCTGCTGAATCCAAACGGTGAACGGACGATCTGCGTCGCGGTAAGCGTTGAGCATGCCCACGAAGTTGCGGGATTGTATCAGGACGAGGGCATTGCGGCGGCAGCGGTTGACGGCAACACCCCGAAGGCGGAACGGCGCGAGATTTTCGAGCGGTTCCGTCGCGGCGAGATCACGGTGCTATGCGCCTGCGCCGTGATCGACGAGGGGCTGGACGTGCCAGAGGCCACCTGCCTTCAGATCCTGCGGTTTACGGCCAGCCTGCGGCTGTGGCGACAGCTGATCGGTCGTGTGCTGCGGCCGTCGCCGGGCAAGGAGTTCGCGTTGATCATCGATCACACCGACAACTGGCGGCGGCTGCCACCGCCGGATGCGGTGATGGACTGGAAGCTCAATGCGGAGGTGCAGCAGCCGAAGGACAAGCGCGAAGCGGTGGTCAACCCAGACACTAACGAGGTGACGGAGGCCGAACCAGTGGAGGTTGAGGAGACCGGCGAGGACCTAGTGGAGATCACCCGAAGCATGTTGGCGGCGGCCCACCCGGTGATGGCGCGGCGACTGCTGAACGAGATGTGCCGAGCGGAGATTTTGCAAGGCGGAGACGATCTGCGTCGATGGCTGCAGCATCTGGACGTGCTCGACGATCAGACGCTGCCACTGCTGGGTGCTGCGCTGGGGATGTCGGATGGATGGGCACAGGGGCAGATGATGCTGCGGATGCTGCTGACTCCAAGGCAGATTCTGGCCGCGACGAAGCGGCTGCAGGCGCTGCTGCATGCGTGCTAGGTTGTAAGCGGTTGTAATCACACATGACCAAACCTCCCGCCACGCCCGGGCCGCCGGCTCTGCCAGGGCCCCGGAGTCGCATCCTCACCTTGCGGCTCTCCTATGACCTGTTTGATCGGCTGGCCTCGGCCGCGACCGCTGATCGACGGTCAAACAGCAGCATGGCTGCGTTGCTCATCGAAGATGGGCTCTCTCGTCAGCCATCGCCGCATTCCACCTCAACCGCCACCTGACCATGCCTGCATCAACTCCAGCACCAGCACCAGATCGTGGTGCTGATCAGCTGCCGCCCAACTGCGGCCCCACAACACAGCAGCTCGCGATCCTTGATGCTGCCATCGCGGCGGCCATTCCTGCCTTTGGCAGCCTGGCGCCGAACGCAAGCGCAGACATCAAGGGTCGCAAGCATTCCTACCTCAACCTGCCGGGGCTGCTCGAGGCGGTCCGGCCGGCACTGCTGGCGCAGCAGGTCATCATCACCAATTCGATCGGCCTCGTGCCGGGTGGGTTTGTGGTGGCGACCACCCTCCGCCATTCCGGTGGTGGTTGGCGGCTATCGCAGTTTCCAGTCCTGAGCCTGACCAGCAACAGCGCCATCGGTTCTGCTGCGACCAGTGGGTTCCGGGTGAACCTGCAGCTGCTCCTTGGCATCTGCGCTTCTGACGAGGAGGCAGCGCACGAGGTGGCACCTCAAGCACCTGCCGCTGCTCCTTCGCCGATGCCATGGCAGCCGCCGGCCGCGGCCGCGCCACCAGCCTATGCCGCACCGCCACAGCAGGGGTATGACATGACGATGGCAGCACCGCCGCAGCAGGCGCCGCCCACCAATGCGTTGCAGTGGCAACCCGCCCCGACCGATCCATCCGCTTACGTCTGACCATGAAATCCGCACGTCTCAATCTATGGACGGCTCAGCCGTCCCAGAATCCCAAAGCACCGATGCTCAATGGTGCCGTTGAATTGCCGGCTCAGCTGGTGTGGGAGCTGGCCCAGGCCATGCAGCAGGGCCAAGGGATGGAAGTGAACCAGCAGACCGGTGAGCAGTTCTTCAAGCTGCGAATCAGCGTCTGGCGTGGCACCGGCGAGAACAACGGGCCGGTGCTGAACGGGCAGATCGAAAGCCCGTCTGAGCGTGCCGCCTACCTGGCCCAGAAGGCGCAGCAGCAGGGCGGCCAGCAGTGGGGCGCCCCTGGTGCTGCGCCACAGCAGCCAGCCTATGGGCCGCCGATGCAGCAGCCACCCGCTGGCTATCCGCCGCAGGCACCGCCCCAGCAGGCTGCTCCCTATGCGCCCCCTGCTGCCCCCATGGCGCCACCCGCCCCGCCTGCGGCGCCACCGGCCTGGGGGGCACCTGCACCTGGTGGCTGGGGCGCCTGATTGATCACTCGGCAGCCACAGATTGCCCTCCTGCCATCGCAGGGGGGCATTGCGTTCGATGAGCCAAACCATCGCTACTGGTTGTGGTCCGATCGTCGCGGCCGATGGATGCAGCCCCCCAGCTGCTCTCAGGTGCTTACGCTGGCTGGTGCCAAGGGTTTTGACCCGCGGCACTGGCGGCGGCGGCTGATCGAGAAGGACGGGCTGCGCCACGACGAGGCGGAATCGTTCATGGAGCTTCACCGCGACGGCCGGGCCAGGATTGGCACTGAACTTCATGCGCTGATCCGGCAGGAGCTGCTTGGCATCGCTGCCCCGCGGGTGCAGTTCGCCGAATCGTTGATGCTGCTGGCCACCTGGCGGCAGCAGTTCCTGCCGCAGATTGAACAGGTGATCGCCTGTGAAACGCCATTGGCGAGTCGTCAGCTGTTCTACACCGGCACGCCGGACCTGATCGCAAGGGTCAGCGGTCGATGGCTGGGGGTCGATTGGAAGACGAAGGTGAGCCAGGAGAAGGCGAAACCGGATGCTGCTTGGCCGCTGCAGCTGGCGGGTTATGACCTGCTGGCGAGGGAGGTGTACGGATTGCAGCTCGAGGGTGCGTGCAATCTGATGGTCTGGCCTGGCGGCTGCCAGGAAGTGTTCTATGGGGCCGACGAGATTGCGACGTTGCGGGATCAGTTTGTCGGCCATGCCGCCTGGGCCCATGCGGTCAAGGCGACCCGTGGGGATCGTGACGCCGCCGGAGCGCTACAGCATCTGCTGCGGCTTCATCCTGAGGCGTTGAGGCAGGCGTCACCACCACCGGGCTGTGGGGAGTGGACGGTGACGCGAGCGCTGGGGATGGGGTGATGGGGATGTATGGGTCACGCCGGCTCGCAGCCGATCTCCACCCCCTCATCCCGCGGCGTGCAGCGAAGCCAGAAGCCGCCGAGCGACTTTGGCATCACGATGCGCTCCACGGCCCAGCCTGAGCCGGCCTGGAACTCCTCCTTGTAGGTGCCGAGCTGCAGATGCCATCGCTGCTGGATCCGCTGCTGCCCGCGCTGCGTGACCCGATAGCAGGCGTGCGACACGGCCGTGCGTTCGTGGTTGTGGCCGTTGACGATCACGTCGGCCTCAGGGGCAATGCTGGCGTACCGGCCGCCGCCCATGACGCCCTTCGAGATGATCCCGCCCCAGGCGCCGTGGTGGAAGAACATGGTGACCCGTCGGGTCCGCCCCTGCCGGCTGGCACCGGGTCGGTAGAACGTGAGCCAGACCCAGCCCTGGTACGGCAGGTGCTCCACCTTGGAGCCGTAGCCGCGCAGACGCCGAGTCAGGTTCTCGAGCGGGTCAATCTCCTGGTTGCCGAGGACGGCGGTTTCGTGGTTGCCGTCGGAGATCAGTGCGAGGCTGCTGGCCCAAGGGCTGAGCCACTCGGCGCACTCGTCGAACACCAGATCGAAGTAGTTGGACCCGGCGTGCTCGGGCCTGAGAGACGACTTGCTGCCCCTGCGGTCGCGGCGGCCTTGCATGAGGCATAGCAGGTCACCGAAGCACAGGACCGGAGCGCCACGGCCCTGGGCCTGGTTGAGGTGGCGCCGCAGCAGCTCCCGGTCGCAGTGGGGGTTGTCGAGATGGACATCCGAGACCAGGAGGAAGTCGTGCGGAATGTCGCGGGTGTAGGGGATGCGCAGCTCCAGCAGCTCGGGCGAGTGTCGCCGCAGTTCGAGCATGGATCGGCAGCATGCCTACGGGGTGAGTCTACGGGCCCTGGATGCGGCGACCGTCTGCCGCACGTACTCGAGGCCGTCTGGTGTCTTGCGCCAGCAGGACCGGCAGATGCTGCCGTGGGCGCCACGGTGGGGGGCGCCGCAGGTGGAGCAGCTCGGCGGCTGATACGGGGGGAGCTTGCCGGCTTTGCGAAGTCGGAACAGCTGCTGTCGCTCGGTGTTGGAGATGGGCATGGATCAGGCGGCGGGGTCGGTAAGGGCGTCCCATGCGATGCACAGGGCGCTGGGGGTGTTGATGGTGGGGCATCGATGGCATTAGCCGGCCTGTAGTTCGCCAGCCACTGTCGCAGCGCATAGGCCTCGGTCTCGTTGTCTGGGATGACGGTCAGCAGTCCGTTTGCGTCGATGGTTGCTTTCATGGGTCAGAGGGATTGAGGAATGCGACTCCGGTGGTGCGCCGCTGAATCATGCGGGTCTTTCTGATGTTTTGGCCTTCGATGTAGGTACCGGGTGGAATTGTGATCGCTTCAGGATCTTCACCCACTGGCGGCACTATCAACCCTGTCCTAAGTAAAGCCTGGCCAATGGTTTCGCCAGGCTGGAGATGGATGACAATTGTCATGCCGCCAGCATCCGCCGAACAGTGGTGCGGCTGCAGCCCAGTCGATCGGCGATGCGCTGCTGGGTCCAGCCGGCGGCGCGCCAGCGGCGGGCCCGCTGCTGCTGGGTCTCGGTGATGTAGAGCAGCACCAGGACGGGGATGGTGAGGATGGCCAAGAGGGTGGCCAGGAGGCAGAGGGTGGTGGTCATGGTGACGTGGTGGTGAAGGAACGGCCGGGATAGGCTCCCGGCGGGCCGTGGGGTGTGTCAGGGACGCTGTTTGCCGGCGATCTTGCGAGCGAACAGATCTTCGGCATCTTCAAGGCTCATGCCCATTTGGCAGTAGCCCCAGTTGCGGGCGATTCCGCCGCGGGCGTGACCGGCATAGTTCAGCGACTCAGACCAGACGCCATAGGTGCCAGCGCAGGGCTTGCCGGTCATGCGGCTATCGAGAGCAAGGGCGAAGCGGCGGCCGGCTTGATTGGCGGCGATCTTGTGGACTTTGGCCGTCCGGTCAACGATGCGCTGTTGGAGGACGTTCATGGCTGGCAGTGGCGATGGAATGGTGCAGGGATTGCCGACGATCTGGCAGGCTCCCTGCGGGCCAGGGGTCAGTGCCCCGTGAGAGGCGGTTGCCTCCCGATGCACCAACAATAACGCTACGGTCACAGCAAGGCCCTAGCAGCGTAACAGTCCGCAGACCGTCACAGCCGCCAGGACCCCCGCTGGATCAGATCACCGCGAAGCTGCTGGAGTCGAGGCTGCCCCGGAACTGGGCGAACACCACCGCAGCGCCGGCACCGTCGTCGAACCACAGCTGGCCGGTCGAATCTCTGAACACCGAGGGCCCTGCCCCCAGGGCAGCACCCTCGGCGAAGGCCAGGGCGGTGCCAGCGGCAAGGCCGAACGCCGCGCCGCTGAGGGCGATGGTGTCACCCTGAGACTGGGAGAAGTCCTCGATGATGTCGGCGTTGAGCTGGCCGTAGGCGTCGAACATGAAGGTGTCAGCTCCACGGCCACCGATCAGGCGGTCCTGGCCGCCGCCGCCGTTGAGGATGTTGTCGCCGCTGTTGCCGCCGAGCACCTCGGCCCGGTCGGTGCCGGTGCCGTTGATGGCAGCACGGCCGGTCAGCACCAGCCACTGGGCCCGGCTAGCTGCCATGTCAAAGCTGATCGACGCCACGACGACGTCGCGGCCTTCAGAATTGAGGATCACATCGCCGGCGTTGTTGATGATGAACTGGTCGGTCTCGCCGGCGATGCCGGTCAGGGTGTCGGCGGATCTGGTTCCAGAAATGAGAGCCATTGGATGAGAGGTGAGCGGTTGGATGGTGCCTGATTGGGTCCGGCTCAGGCGGGCCGGGGGCTGGTGCCCTCCAGCTCGGTGGCGATGGCGAGGATCCGGCGGCGATTCTCAAGGCGCTCTGCAGTAGCTGAGCGGTGCTGACGGAAACCTCCACCAACTGGCCTCTCAATCGGCACCACCTGATCCGCCACGGCGCGGAGGGCAGCGGCGAGGGCATCGCCGTAGTCCTCGAACACTCCGACTCGGTCAGCGGTTTCGTTGAAGGCTTGCCAGACAGCAGCAGCGGCGGGGGAGAGGGGTTGTTTCATTTCGTTTTAGCGAACAAAGAACCGAGAAAATACATTGACGCCAATGCAAACAGCGGCACAGACCCTGAAGCCCAGCCACCAGTCAGAAGAATCACTCCGCAGAGAGTGTATAACTGTTTGTCCGTCATCGTGATTTGCGCGAGGAGTAATACAGAAACGCCAGGATGACGATGACGTTTAGGACGGAATCGCTGTCGATGTTGACCATCACGGCTCGCCCTCCGGCGGTAGCGGCAGTGCCCAGTGGGGGGCCCAAGCGATGAACGGACTCAGCAGACTGCCACGCGGACGTTGCAGCACCCAGGTCGGGGCGTAGCGGGCCGGTTGGGACAGCCACCAGCACCGCCCCTTCGCATCGCGATCCTCCGGCTCCGGCAGACGCCTGGCGACCGGCACCGGCTCGACGGCAGGGCGGCTCCAGCGGGTGAGGACGGTTGAGACCAAAGGGCCGATATCATCTACCGAGACCCCGTAGCTATCTGTCAGCTCTACCAGCTCCTCATACGTCGGCCCCTCCGCCACCGGCTCGACGGCAGGGCGGCCCCAGCGGGCGAGCACGGCGCGAGCAAATGCCACTAACTGATGGTCCCACGCTTCCCAACAGCCTTCTTTTACAACGACTCCATCCGGAGAAGACCGCTCCCCTTCAAACCGATCTAGGTCGCAATCATTAGCCAAGTCGTAGAGCTCCTCATCCGTCGGCCCCTGCTCCGGGGCGGACAGCGCGGCGCGGACGCGGACGATTACATCAGGCGGCGCGACGTAGTGGGCGCTGGTCCGTTCAGCCCAGGCCAGCAGTTCGTCAAGCAAGGCGCGGAAGTCGGTGGTCACAGGTCGGCCTCCTGGCGGAGCATGTGAGCAGCACCAATCTCGATCTGTCCGTCCAGCCATTTCGCCACCTCGCGGAGCACGTCGCAGGCGAACGGCGTGCAGTCGGCGCTAGGGCGGGACTCGCTGAACCGCATGGCCAGCAGGTGAGCCACCCGCTTCACCAGCTCACCGGCAGGCGCGGGCGAAGGATGGTTCAGCTCCTGGAGCAGACCGCAGTCGCAGGCCTCAGGTCCTTGGCTATCGCACGGGCCACCGCACTCGGCGATGGTGGCCGGCGAAGGGTAGCGGCGCTGCACACCGGCAGGCGCGGGCGGGGCGGGTGGCATTGCAGTGGATTCATACCTGGTGCCTTTCAAGATTGGCTCATGCTGAGCCTCCTGATTTGGCAGCTTGAACGATCGCGTTTCTGCCGTCCTTTGCGCAGGCGCGGGTGGGGGCTGCTGCCCGTGTTCCTTCACCTGGACAATGAGATCAACCTTCTCCCTGAGCCCGCGGCCCTTCCGTCGCTCCTTCTGCCTGTCACGGATCTCGCAGACCTCTATCACCCAGTCGAGTGGCACCGGGACGCCTCTGTCTTCGCGCCGCTTGATGGCAGCCTCTAGATCGCCTAGACGTTGCTCATCCACCAGCCATTGCGGCTTGACGCCAATCGGCGGGGCCAGCGACTGATCCAGCTGCTGCGGCTGCTGCGCGGCCTCCAGCGCCTCGATGCGGGCGGCCAGCTCCTGGATGTAGCTGTCCTCTCTTGGGTCCCACATCACAGCACCCCCTTGCCTAGGAGGCGGTTCTCTACCAGCTGCGCATAGCCCGCGATGTCGTGCCAGCTGTCGGCATAGTCGGCGTCACCGTTGATGATCCGGCCGATCTTGTGGCAGATCATGTCCAGCGCTTCCAGCTGGTCCGGCGACAGGATCTTGCTTCGTGCTTCCAGGTGATCCCGCAGGCAGTTCTTCAGCTCCTGGGTCACCTCAGCGTGGCCCATGAAGTCCCCGTAGCGTGCGCCACGTTCGGCCAGCGTTGCATTGATGTCAGTCATCAGATGATCGTGCGAGTGTTTGCTGTTGGGTCCTGCTCCACCGCCTCGGCGGCAGCAGCAGGTGCTTCGATCTCGTCCAGCCAGGTGTTCAATGCGTCCTTTGATGGACCCTTCGGCCACTTGAGCCACGCCACCAGGTCCGCTCGGTTGGCGAACCATCGGGCGCTGCCCCGGTAGCAGGCGTTGAACCCACCCCCGCATGCCTCGACCCACAGGCCCGGCACCTGGTACCGCTGCGGGGGTTTCACGGCTCGAGCTGCCTGTCCGTTCGCTCCGCCAGCTGCCCCGCCGTCCGCAGCACCTCGGCAGCCCCGCCGTGGCGCACCACTCGAGGCACCTCGTTCTGGCAGTAGACGAACAGCCGCCGCCGCAGGTCGATCGCCCGCTCAGCCTGCAGCCAGATCCCCTGCCGCATCTCGCAGCAGGCATCGGTGCTCAAAGCCAGGCTGTCGCCCGGCTGGGCATCGTGCAGAAACCTCAGGATTCTCAGTAAGAGCATGTGGGAAGCTCAACGCCACCGAACCCTATCCCCGCCACCACCGCCCGCAACATTCTTGTGACAGTTCCAAGCCTGGACCAGCCGGCTCGGTCCTACAGTCCGGTGGCGCGAGCACCACGGCCCCAGCAGGGACCGGCCGCCAGCCATTCACACCTTCCACTCCCATGACCTTCCACCTGATCATTGACCTGGACCAGACCATCCACCGCATTGACCTGCCGCCATGGATCCGCAGCGAGGATCAGGCCCGCCGATTCGTGTTCGATCTCGCGCAGGTCGGTTCAGTAGAGGGCATCTACTTGCACCCGTGCTACTTGGTGCTGGTGCATCACAACGACCGGATGCAAGCGGTTGGGATTCCTGCCGCGTCATTTGAGCAGGCGAACGAGATCCTGGACCTTGTTGCCACCCTGGGGCAGCTCTGCTGCGTGGCTTAGCCTCCTGCGGCGAACTGGTCCAGCAGATCGGCCCGCGCCCTCGGCAACGCCGCCAGCTCGGCCTCGGTGAGCTGAACGGTGCCGTCTTCGTTGCCGATCTCGGTCAGCTCGAACACGATCCCGTCGGGGCCGGGGCCAAGCCGCATCTCAATCGTCCCGGGATCGGTCGGGTGCGTGCTGCGATCATGGATCGCTACGACCACTCGGGTCAGCTGCAGCTGTTCCATGACGATTCCGGCGACCGCTTCAGGCTACCGGCCCCAGCCGGCGCAGCCCGGCGAGGTTGATGATCGCGGCCGACGGCCCCGCTGGTTCGGCGTCAACCGCCACCCGATCGCCCGGGCTGATGTGCATCGCCACCTCGAGCGCCAAAGGCAGCGGCGCCCGGGCCTTGAACTGCTGCGGGGTGTTGACAGGCTGCAGATCCAGTTCTGCGAATCGATCGCAATAGCGGATGTCGAGCACGGTGCAGATCATGGCGTGGCAGTGGGCTGCGACAGCAGCCTACGACCGCGGCATAGGTGCCAATCCTTGACCTGTCCACTCACGGCAGCGAATACTGCGCAACGGCGGGATTGTGTGAGGGCCAGCTTTCTGTCATGACTCCCCATTTCACCACCACCAACGAGGCAGCATTATGATTCCATTCAAGTTTCAACCGGGCGATAAAGTTTTCGTCCGCGGCATCAGCGAAACCCAGCAGGTTCGTGTTATGGGATGGCAGAGCATCAACAGCTGGCCGTACTACATGCTGGCCGGAATTGACTACCCCGTTATCCAGCAGCGCCTGTCCATCAAGCCCATTGTGGACAAATGAAATACATCCTGCAGGTGCCCACTCCATCAGGCAAGCTGGCACCATTCCCGATCGATGCTGTTGACCTGCGCGACTTGCGCCGGCAGGTCAGGATCCTATTCAGCCACGTCTGGGACCGGATAGTCTGGCCCGACGGCACAGCCCCGGGTGACTGAACAGCAGCTGCAGCGTGCCCGCGATCTGCGGGCCCAGGGCCTGAGCCTCCGCGCCATCGGACGGAAGCTCGGGCTTTCTCATGTTCAGGTGCGCCGCTGGCTGGGCCCTTCCCCCGTGCCGCCGCAGCACCCGCCTGAGACGGTGCGTGAGGTGCGTGAGCGGTTCGCCGCCGGTGAGCAGATCATCGACATCTCCAGGCAGCTGCAGATCCCGCACGGGACCGTCTGCGACTGGGTCTGGGGGCGCACCCGCAGGGCCGACGGCGGCCCGATGATCATGCGCCCGCGGAAGATCCGGGCGGCGGCGTGCGCCAGACTCTGCTGCCACTGGGGCCCTGACGGCTGCACCGTTGGATTCCCGCCGGACGATTGGTCGCCGCGGTACTGCGGCGCCTTCAGTCCTCGGCAGCTGTTGCCCGCAGCCACCTGATCAGCCTGACGGCCCGCTCAAGATTCCAGCTCGGCGAACCGCACCAGTGCTCCCACAGGTCAGCGCAGCCCTTGCGCCGGTTGCATGGGGCGCATGCCGGGGCCAGGTTGTGCCGGGATGTCTCCCCGCCTCGGCGCCGCGGTACCAGGTGGTCAAGGGTCAGATGCTCCGGTTGGGCGCCACACAAATAGCAGGTCCGGCCCCAGTCCTCTAGGATCTGGCGCCGAAACCTGCTCTTTCCTTCCCTGCGCGTGACCAGCACTGAGCCGTCGATCTCGTGGCCCACCGCTGGTTCTGCCGCTGCCCGAGGCTACTCCCGCAGCATCAGTCGGACCTGACTGGCCCAGGCCTTGACGATTCCCATGGCGGCCGACTCGAGCTGCCGAATCCGCTCCCGGCTGAGCTTCAGATCGGCGCCGATCGTGTTCAAGGTCTGCGGTTCGTGGCCATAGAGCCCAAACCGTCTGACCAGCACTTCGCGTTGGTTCTCGGTCATCCGCGTCATCGCTTGCTCAATGGTGGAGCGGATCATGCCCAGCCGTTCGTTCTCCATCGCCTCGGCCTCTGGCGTCAGTCCGTCGCCGGCGATCAGCTCCACCAGGCTGCTGCGGTCGGTCTCGCCGCCGCCGACCCGGGCGTCCAGGCTGGCCGGCGCTGCGTTGGCCATCGCGGCCGACTGCAGGCTGGCCTCGGTGACGCCGACCTTCTCCGCCAGATCGCGCAGGTTCGGTTCGCGGCCGGTGGCCTGGTGGATCTCGCGGGCGATCTTCCGGGCCTTGCGCATTAGATCGGCGGCATGGACCGGGGAGCGAATCACCCGCGATTGCTGATCCAGCGCTCGCTGCATGGCTTGACGGATCCACCAGAAGGCGTAGGTGGAGAACTTGTAGCCGCGGCCGGGATCGAACTTCTCAACGGCCCGCACAAGGCCGATGGTGCCCTCCTGGATCAGGTCGATCTGATCAAGGCCGTCATGCGGGTAGCGGCGGCTCACGGCCACGACCAGCCGCAGGTTGGCCTCAATCATGCGTTTCTTCGCCCGTTGCCCGGCCTTCAGGGCCCGGCGCTCGTCGGGCGTCAGGTCGGCCCGATCGGCCCGATCAGCCAGGGCGGCGGCGGCCTGGACCTGATTCCCGAGCTGGATTTCCTCGGCAGGCGTGAGCAACGGCACGCGGCCGATGCTGGCCAGATAGCTGTGCATGTGTGGTGTGGCGGGGGTAGAGGGGGTCTTACGCTGCTGCCTTGCCGGCGCCTCACCAGGAATCCGGTCCGCGGTCAGACCTGCGTCATCACAGGAGGTAGCAGCTGCCCCGGCCGTCATGGTTCCGGCTGCAGCATGTTGAGCATCCGATCGATCTCTGCCACGCGAGAGGTGGTGCCGCGGGGATTGGCGGAGGCCAGCATGTCGCGGCGGGTCTCGAGTAGCAGGCGCAGGCGGTCGCGCTCGTGTTGAGCGCCGATCTGCATGGCTGAATGAGGTTCCATGCCGACGACCCTACGCTGGGATGCTGCCCTGCCGCCGATAGATGTGCCAGTCGCGCCGCTGTCCCAGAATCGTCCGTCTCGATGCGATGTGGGCCATCGTGCTGCCGGATCGCATCCGCCTGACGCCGGACACCTGGCAGCTGATGGTGTGGCTGCATCAGTACCAGGCCAGCCCGGATCGACCAGCCCTCAGCGCGGCTTGACCAGCAACGCCCACCCAGTCCCAGGCCCATCGGCCTCCCACCGCCGGAGCCAGTTGCGCCGTGAGTAGCGAATCCCGGCGCCGTTCGAGTGGTTCACGTAGCCGCCGGCGACCATGTCGGCCTCCCCGTTGGGGTCGTTCATCACGATCGCTTCGGGAGTGAAGCCGATGCACAGCGTCCAATGGCCGCCGCCGGTCGGAGCCTGCACGGGGCCCTGGTGCGGCCAGCCAACACCGACGGGGCGGCCGGCCAGGATCTCGGCCTCCAGCAGCCCCACGGCGGCATTGGTGACGAATCTGGCGTCCAGATCCAGGGAGCGCAAGGCTCGCACCTGGGCCTGACTGTCGGTCGTGTCGCCGAACTTCGCCCGAATCGCGTTGTAGGCGTCGTCGTTCCGCACCCGCCCGTAGAGCGCCGCGATCATGGCGCTGGTCGAACTGAAGCACTCGCGGTAGCCGGTGCCGCTGGTGTTGTCGTTCTGGCTGAAATACTGGACCTTCAGGATCTTTTCGGTCGGCCGCTGGGTCTCACCCCACAGCTTGATCTCGGCCTCACGACGGCGCCGCAGACCGGCCTCGCTGGGTCCACCGGGGTTGACGTAGAGCCGCAGGGCGGCGGGCACCGCCGGCCAGTCACGGTCACGCAGGACTCGAGTGATGGTCTCGAAGCCCTCGGCACCATAGAACCCCTCGCCGACGTTGTAGCCGAACGAGATCAGTGCCGCCTGCTGCCGGGCCGACATCTGCCGCCAGGTCGGGATCGACCGCGCCAGTCCGCCAGCGACGGTGAACCGCACGAACGTGTCGAGCATCTGATCGGCGACCGCCTGGGTGATGGTGTCGCCCGGCTTGACGCGGGTGCCATCGAAATGAGTGGTGTTGCCCCAGCCGATCGTCCAGGGGTCGCCGCCGGTCTCAGGATCGGGGTAGGCCAACAGCCGGCACCCCTCGAACTCCTTGATCACCGGCAGGGCGAGCTTCACCGCCGGATCGTCGGCCGGCTTCGGCAGCGGGGCCGCCCGGAACAGCTCGAAGAACCTGGCGAGCTGCTCGGGGGTCAGCTGCTCATGCAGCCAGTTCCATGCCGCGGCCTGATGCGGCTCCGGCGGATTCGGCGTGAACCGGGCCGCGTCGACCAGTTGGCTGCTCATCGCTTGGCTAGGGGGGTCACAAGGCCGGCGAACAGTTCGATGGCGCGATAGAACCGGCTGACCAGGTCGTCGTCCTTCGGAGTGTTCGTCAGGTTGACGATCAGAACAGCAGCGCCGTGGAGCGCCAGGACGATTTCGACCAGGTCGGTCAGGCTGACGTTGCTCATGGGTGCGACACCGCAGCAGGGGCTGCATCCACTCTAGGAAAGGCCCGATCCATGCCCACAGTGACCAGCACGGGCAGCACCAGGCCGCTGAGCACGGCCACCAGCATCAGCTGCGCTCGGGACTGCTCCAGCCGATTCAGGCGGGCATAGATGCCATTTTCGGGCTCGCCCAGCTGCTGCCGCAGCTCGCTCATGTCGGTGACCAGCCGGTCAACCAGCGTCCGCACCGCCACGACCTCGCGCAGCAGGTCTAGGTGGTTGATGCGCTCGGCGTCCACTGACTCAGCCTGGCTCTGTGGACAGGCTACTGAGATCAGGGTTCGGCACCCACGTCCAGGCCTGGACCCAGTCGCCAGTCTCGGACTGAACGATCTCGCAGGTGTAGGACCCATCCGCCAAGCTGTGCGGCGGCGGGCTCGTGGGAAGGACCATGACCACGCCGAACGGCAGCAGATCTTCGGCTGTCGGGAATGCAGGGAACCACGTCCTCGGATTCTCGGCCTGCAGCTGTTCCATGGTGATCGGCGCCGGTGTTGGCTCCAGCCTGTAGATGATCATCGTGCGGACATCAGGGTGAACTGCTCGAGGCCGGTCAGCTCGCGGTTCCAGCCGATCACTCGGGCGATCGGGACGTTGGTGTGGCCGTTGTTGCCTTGGGCGATCATCAGTCGGGAGATCGTCGGCAGCCCTCCCAGGTCATGCGAGATCTGCTGGGTGCCGGGCCCACCGCCCGCCAGGGCGGACACGGTAGAGCTGTTCCATGACACCACGAACCGCTGACGGGTTGGCAGCAATCCCGCCCCGGCGCGGGGGCCCTGGTACACCCCCGTCCATGATCCGGTCGTGATGACTGCCGGGGCCATACCAGCCGCGGCCAGGAACTCAGTGCCGGAATTGCGGCGCATCGCTACTCGGTACTGGCTGGCCTGGGCCTGCAGGTCGATGTAGTTCCCGGCGAAGGTGCTGCCAGATGCAGTGCCGTCGTCCAGGGTCAGCAGGCTGGACGTATCAACGTGGCCGAACACCTCAACGAACACCGCGCGCAGGTTGGGATTGATCGGGTTTGGCAGGGTCCAGGACAGGCCATCGGATGGGCGGCTGATCGGGCTGACCGGGCCGTCGGAATGGACGTAGCTGCTGGGCAGCAGCTGGTTGTACTCACGCATGAAGCCGAACAGGTAGACGCCGCTGGCGCCATCTCCGAAGAATTGCTCGGCCGGATAAACCACACTGTTACCAATCTTCCTGACGATGCGGATTCGCGGCTGCGAGTAGCTGGTCCCGCCGCCCGAAAGGAAGTTATTGCCGACCTGAAATGAAACCAGCAACCAGCCGTCTTGCGTGATTCGGATGTGCGGATAAGCGATCAGTCTCTCCTGGCCGCTGGAGATGGCAGTCCGAAAGTCCAGGATCTGCCCATTCTGCAGATCAAGGGTGATGCAGATTGCGCCTTCGCCTTCAGTGCCGGATCCCGCTGATTCAATCCTTACCGCATGGTTGGCCGTGTCGCCAAATCCCTTGATAGCGATGGTGTACGACTGATAGGTTGAGATGTTCCACAGGCCGAACTTGCCGATGTAGTGGTGGCCATAGGATGTGTCCAGCATCAATCGGCTGGCCTGGTATCCGGCCGTGTTCTCCAGCCCGTCAATCGGGCCCGGAAAACCGCCGGTGATGGTGCAGCCCTTCAGATAGCCGCCGCCGCCTGCGCCCTGATTGCCGCCCCATGCAACGTTCGGGGCCTCCCATCCGCCAGTTCCCGCAAAGCGGTTGCTGTACCTGATCCCCTGAAACCTCTGCCCGTACTGCCCCTCAACCAGGACACCGAGATTGTTGCCGTTGCTGTCATGGTCGTAGACCACAGTGCCGGCAGCTGTTCTGGTGTACCGCTTGCTGCTGCTGATGTGATACTTCTCATACGGCCTCGTCACCGTCAGCACGTTTGTGTTGCTGACCAGATCATTGATCGTGCCAGTGCTGAAGTCGAATCGGAATGAAGCATCAGCGATGATGCTGTCCGCCGTCAATCCAGAGCTGACGGCAAAGTGTCGGCGGGCGTTGAGGCTCATCAGGTCCAGATGGTGGGGCGGCTGCCGCGCCAGGTGGTGCCGCCATTCCTGGTGTAGAAGGCGACGGTGTAGGTGTAGCCGGCCACAAGGGTTGGCGCCGTCCCGTCGGCCCACAGAATCGCCGGCCAGGTGATCGTGCCGGAGGTGTAAAGGAACTCAAACAGGAATAGGGTGATGCCGTTGGCCGGAACATTCGTGAACGTGAATGTCACGTTTCCGTTGACTGTGCGGAAGAAAAATGATCCCAGGCTCAGGTCGAGTGCCGTGGCAGATCCCAGATCGACGGCATTGGATCGCATCGCAGCCGGCATGGCATCGGTCGTGATCGCCAGGCCGCCCGTGCCCACCGTCGTCATGGCGGTCAGCACCTCGGCGATCGTTGCGGTCTCGATCAGGCCAGCGGTTGAGCTGTTGGCCAGCGGGAAACCCTGCAGCGTCGCGCCGGTGAAGTCCATCACGCCCTGGAACACCGAATCGATGATGGTGCCGCTGAACGTGGTTGAGGATCCGATCGCCACGTCCGGGGCCCCGATGTCGCCGACCTGCGCCACCTCACCGGTCGTCAGGTCCTCCAAGCCGGCGGGTGTGAAGCGCAGCATGTCCTCCTGGGTGCCATCGCAGGCGACGAACCCGCCGCCGCTGTTGGTGAACAGGTAGCTGAACCGGTTGCGGGCCGCCATGTCCTGCTGGACCTGCGGCAGGGCCGTCGAGTAGTTGCCCCAGCCCGACCATGCGGTGCGATGCGGGGCCATCGCCAGTGTCGAGGGGCGGCGGAACTCCACCGGGTAGTTGGCGCGCCCGGTCGCCAGGCCGCCGGCGGGCGCCACCGGGAAATCGGACGATGACGCCGGATCGCGCAGGCGGCTGGCTTCAAGCTGCGGGGCCAGGGCGGTGTGAGCATCGGCCGAACTGAGGCCCAGGGCCACCAGCAGGGCATGGGCGGCCAGGTAGTCGACGCCGGAGCGGTACTGGGTCCGCAGCCACACCGCGGCCGTTGCCGAGCTGCTGGTGAAGGCCATCGACCAGTTCCAGCCGAGGGTTGTTGATGCCTCGGTGCCGCTCGCATCGTCGTCGAACACCAGGCTGGGGGCCTCGTTGACGAATGGGTCCTCAGCGTTGAACGCCTCCGGCATCCCCACGTAGCACTCGGACCACAGCGCAGGGTCAGGGCTTGCGGTCGCTGTCGTCAGATCGCTGATCGCCGCCCAGTGCTTGTTGGCGTGCTTCACCACCGTGCCCTTGCGGTAGTAGGTGCTGTTGGCGTAGTTCTGGTCAGGGTTGGAGCGCCGCAGGGAGATCAGCGCCGACCGCAGCACGCCGGCACCCACGGGGGTTGTCGCCGTGGTCGAGGTGACCGCCAAGGTCGTGGCTGCCGGCAGGGCGCCGCTGACGCCAGCACGGGTTGGATCCAGCTGCAGGATCTGGTGCCGCTGCGGGGTCCTGGCGTTGGTGGTGTTTGCGAGCTTGAGCACCAGCCGGCGCTCCTCCTTCGTCCGGTTGTCGGCGATGCGACGGATGTAGACCCGGCGGCCATTGACGCTTGAGCCGCCAGCGGCGCCGTTCTCATCGGCCAGGGCCGCTGCGATGTTGATGATGGTCGGGCTGCCGGCACTCCATGACGGGTTGGCCAGCTGAGCCCGCCAGTCGGGGCCCTGGGGATTCTCGACCCAGATGTAGGAGTCGGGCCGCAGGGTGAAGGACTCGAGCACAGCCGGATCCAGTGCAGCCGACAGGGTGATGGCGCCGGAGGTGGCGCTGCTGACGGTGCCGAGGAAGATCCGCCGGATCGCGGGGGCCTTCGCGTCAGGCCGCAGGGGCACGCGGAACGCTGAGAGCGTCCAGCTCTTGTCGATCGGGAATGCCGCCGACCGGTACCCCTCAGCCAGGGCGGTGATGCCACCGAAACTGGTGTTGCCGTTGGTCGAGTCCAGCTCGCCGCCGGTCTGCACCCAGTTGTGGACACCAGCGCCGATGCTGAACACCGACACCTCCTGGACGAAAGCGCCATTGATGACGCGGATGTGGAACGACCGCCGGCCGGGCTTCATCCGCCGCGAGTCCGGCGATGAATCAATCAGCGCCTGATAGGTCGCGGGCGTCGCCCAGCTGCCATCCGCGTAGATCTGCCAGCAGCTGAGGGTCTTCTGGTTGCTGGTGTTCGTGAACTGGGCCGTCACCATGGACCGCAGGCCTGTGACCTTGCTGCCATCCATCAGGGCCCCGCAGAGGCCCCGGACCGTCCTGATGCCGACGTTGAGGATGTAGAACGACGCCGACCCGACGGTGTCCCACGCCTCCGACGGGCTGCCGCTGATCGGGCCGACGATCTGGTGCTCTGACGTCCTGGCGACCAGCAGGGCCGCCGACCCGTTGCCATTCGGCGCCAGGGCGGTGTTGATCCTGCCGTAGAAGCCCGTCAGCTGTGCCTCAGATGCGAACTCATAGCCCGAGAGGAGGTGGTGACTGCTGGTGCTGCCCAGCTTGTCCATCAGGGTGTAGCCGAACGTGTAGCCAGTCCCGGTCGTGCGGAACATGCAGCTGCGATTCGTGATCGTTGCCACCCCGCCGGCCTCGCTGTAGGCCTCGTCAGCGTCGGCAGGAACGTAGTTCGGGCGGATGCTGCATTTCCGATAGTCCGGCGCCCACATGGTGCAGCCGCGGGGCATGATGCAGCCGCCCTCGTTCGGGTTGAACCCGATCAGCTCGGCGATGGTTGGCACCTTGCCGTCAGCCCAGACGGCAGGCGTGGTGCCGGTGTTGCCGGGATCGTTGTAGAGGGTGTGAACGCCAGCCGACAGGCGGATGCTGACACAATCCAGATGGGCAGCCTCCTGGCTGTAGTTGAACCAGCTCTTGCTGGTGATCAGCCCCGCCTCAATCAGGGCCCGGTTGATGGTCTTGAACGGCCGCATCTCGCTGTAGCCGCACGTCAGCCGCTGGTTGTCAATTCGGCGGATCTTGGCGTCAATGTTCGCCGTCGTCGGATTGGTGCCAGAAGGATCTGGGTCGTAGGACGCGAACGATCCGGCGGCGAAGGCGTCCGACCCTATGTATGGGTTGACGTAGAGCTGGAACGGAGCGTTGAGCGGATCGTTCAGTTCCCCCGATCCCGCGAGGATGTTGGCATTGCCCAGCAGCTGCCGCAGCCCGTCCAGCATCGCGCTGAGCTGAGCCTTGACATCGGCCTGGCTGGTGGCGAGGGGCCAGCTGCCGGCCTCGGCCGCCTTCTTGATAGTCGTCACCGCTGCGCCGACAGGGTCATGCCCTCAGCGTAGCGAGGCAAGAAAAAAGGCCTGACAGGCCACCACGCCCATCAGACCTGCCACTTCCCACGCGCAGATTCTAGCCCATCCGCAGCTGCGTCTCCCCGAGCACCAGGAACGCCGCGCTGCCGCTGATCAGCTCCCTCGCGCCGGTCTCGACGCCGGTGCGGGCCAGCAGCAGGTCGGCCTCATACCAGAGCGCACCGCCCAGCCGTGGATCGCGGCAGGGGTTGCTCCCGGGTGTCTCCGCCGGCCGCTCGCGGTGTAGGTAGAACCGGGCCCGGCACCGGCAGCCGCGGTCCAGCATCATCACCAGCCGCAGCAGGGCCGTCGAATCCTGGCTGCCGGCCCGGTAGCTGCGCTCGAGGTCGAACTGCAGGGTGCCGCTGCCGCGCACCAAGGCCTTCACTGAATCCCCGTAGGGCTCGGCCAGGGCGGTGGTGTCAGCCGTGGCGGCCTCCTGGTCCAGGGTCCAGCGGGCCAGCTGGGCCTGCAGCTTCCATCCGATCAGCTCAGTGCCGGCCGCGGCCGAGGGGATGGTGGCGACCTGATCGGCAGGCAGCTCCGGCTCCGCCAGGGGCAGCACCGCAAGCACCGACTGAGCCAGGGTCAGCAGGGCCGCCTGATAGGCCGCCTCAGCGGCGTAGGGGGCCAGCACGAGGGCACCGAACGCCACGCCAGCCAGTGGCAGCCGGCCAGTGGTGCCACCGTTCACGCCGTTGATTTCGGAGTCGTAGAACGCTAGCCGGCCCAGTGTGTCGCGGCCGGCGTAGCAGGTCAGCTGCTGAGTCAGGCCAGTCGTCGCCGGCGCCTCCCAGTAGGCCGCGGCGTCGCTGGCGGCCCAGTAGGGGCCGGCGTCGTCGGTCCGGTGCGCCGTTGCGGGCCCAGCGGTGCCCAGGCCGCCCCAGTGGCGGTGGCCATCGGGGCAGTCGGCGTAGCCGTTGAGGTTGGCGTCGATCGGCAGCCCGCGGGCACAGGAGATGATCACTCGATCGCCAGGCCAGAAACCCGGCTGGGCCAGCCACAGGCGGCCGTTGTCGAAGCGGGCATCGGTGAGCACCGTGAGCGGTGGCCACTCACGGCTCAGCTCCATCTCCCCGCCGGTGCCCAGCAGGCTCATCAGACCGTCCCGCTGATGGCATTGAAGACCACGCTGACCTGGCAGCTGACCACGTCGCCGACGCTGGTGGAGATGCCGGTGTTCTGGAACAGGACGGGCCCGCGGATGTTGCGGTCAAGCAGGATCAGTTCCAGATCGCGGATGGTGTCATCGGTCGTGATCTGCTGCTGCAGCAGCTGGCTGACGGGGCTGCTGCGGTCATAGAGCAGGGTCATGGACCCGGAGTAGGCCCGCAGGCCGTAGACGTAGCTGCGGGTCGTGTCGCCCAGGGCGGTGTCCTCCGGGGTCTCGGAGGACAGCTGCAGCGAGATGTCGCGGGCCTTGGCAATCCCGATGCCGTCCAGGCGCACCTCGGCGTCGCGTGAGGTCAGGACGGCCATCAGGGCGGCTGGAGGGGATAGGGTCAGGGTAGCGGCTGAATCGCGGTCACCCCCGAAACCACCGAACCGCACCCCAGATGGGGAACAGCATCGGATTCCATGCCTGGCTCGGCTGCTGGATGGTGTTGACCCACCAGAAGCGGCCGATGCAGCCGAAATGGTCGTTGATGCAGAAGATGGGGGGTTGTGGATTGGTGGTCATGGTTTGTTCACCATCTCCTCAAGTGCATCCTCGATGAATTCAGCAGACCCTGCGCCTAATACGACAATGCCATGGTCGCGGTACGCAGGGAGCATTGGGCCACCCTGAGCCGCCAGTTCAGGATCCCATGCGATGCAGCTAGGGATTGACTCCCCCATTGGCATCTCATGCAGCCACTGGATGCCAGCGGCGGCAGCCAATGGGCGAGCAAGCGCCGAACCTATCAGAGTTACGGGCTGCCCCGTCGACATGGCTTCTTTGATTCTCGCCAGCGCAATGGCATCGCTTTTCGCTTGCACAGATCTCTTGATAACAACAAGGCGACTGTTCCTGGCTTCCGGCGTCCAATAGAGATCGCCGAGCATCTGTTTCCTGCGCTTCGACTCTCCCATCACGCCACCTCCCGACCGCGGCGGATCGCGGGCTGGCGGGGCTTCCGCGGCGGCTCGACGTGCATCTCCTGGACCACGGCCTTCCAGGCCTTCATGCGATCAGGCGCCATGTCGGCACCCGACTGCAGCGCGGCAAACTCGCCGTCCCACGCTCGGGCGAAGCTCTTGGCGCGGTCTAGGTTGCCCATGCAGCTGCCCAGCGACATGCCGGAGTTGATGTGGCTCAGTCGCCACACTCCCTGAGCCTCCTGCAAGTAAAACTGGCCATCGTCTGAATCAAACCTGATCGGCTTGTGGATGGCGATGCCCTTGCCGGCCCATGCCGGCGTGATCTTGATGCGCTTTTCGCCGTGGTCGCGAACCTGGAAGCGCAGCTCAATGGTGCGGGCCATCACCCCCTCCCCCTCCGCCGACGGCGTACCCAGATGGTGAGGCGCACGGCGATCAACAGGGGCCAGACGGCCCCAGCGATCAAGGCGGCAGCCCATTCGAGAGGCTCGCGGCATTCGTGGGGCCGCACGACGCTCATCGCGGTGAATGCGCCGGCCCAGCAGTAAAGCTCAAGCATCGGGGGCCTCCTGGGGGATGGAGGGGAGTTGCCTCCATTCGCCACCGGCGGGGGGCCAGTCCCACATCGTGCCATCACTACAGGCGACAAAGACCCGATACTGGGTAGCCGCCATCGCCGTCACCACGCGGGCCGGGGCCGGCGCAGGCCGTGAGGTGGGCTGGGCGGCACGGGCGGCAGCTTTGTGGCTCCACCACGGCTGGCCAGGGACGACCACGGAGTAATGGGCATACACGCCATCTTCAGGTGCGCCGCCTATCTCGTAGCGGATTCTGACGTCGCCATCCCTGTCCGCATCCTCCGCCGTCGGCAGGCGGTCGGTGATCCATTCATTCATGATTTGTCGGGGAAGCTCAACACCCCAGACCCTACCCTCACACCAGCTACAGCCCACCACCCCTATGCCAGTGCCGTGACTGTCACACCGCTACGGCTCGCAGCTCCACCGTGATGTTCACCCGCCCGATCAGCTCCCGCGGCTCGGCCTTCTGTGGCGGCCGGTCGGGGATGAACCGCCACTGCAGCCCCGGCAGCTCCGGTGCGACGCCGGGCGCCCAGATCTCGGCCGGCAGCAGCAGCTCCTCCATCCCGCTGCCGCTCGCCAGCCAGGCCGCCTCGATCGCCACCCAGTCCGCCACCGGCCGGGCGTCGAACCGCAGGGCCAGGGCGGCATCCACCGCCAGGCTGCCGCGGCGTCGCCGAAACGTCAGTCCCGATTCGCTGCGGGTCTCGGTCACCGGCACCGACGGCGGGGTGAACTGCCGGTCTGCCGGGCGGATCGCAGGGAATGCCACGCTCATGAGATCACCACCTGCTGCAGGTCCGACTTGCCCAGTCTGGTCACCCGATACGACCCGCTGGCGGTGCCAGACAGCGCCAGCAACGCACCCCCAGGCTCTGATGCCACCGTGAACTCATCGGTCGTCAACCCGCCGCTGCGCACCCAGTAGGTGGTCTGCTGCAGCAGCCCCGTCGGCAGGTCGCCGCTCGTCGCGGTGAACGTCACCTGATCGCCCGCCGCGAACCCATGGGCCGTCGCCGTTGCCGTGTCCGTCGCCAGGTTGAACGTCACCGCCTTGTCGACGATGCGATCGGTCGCCACGTAGCTGGTCACCCGGCACTCGATCTGGTAGGTGCCGACGCCGGTGAACGTCGCCGTCGCGCTCGCGGTGCTGGTGGAGATCCAGTCGACCGTCCCGCCCGCCGGAATCACCGGGGCCGTCCAGCTGTAGACCAGGTCGGTCGCCGTGCCGCTGATCCCAGCGGTCGATGTGATCGTCGCCGGGCTGGTGCCGGTCGTGCTGCCGGTGATCGTCACGGTCCCGATCGTGGTGCTCGTCGGCGCGGCCACCGCCAGAATCGGGTGCGTGTCGGTGATCGTCACCCCGCCTCGCGTCACAGCGCAGCTGGCGGTCTTGCTGCCGCTGCTGGTCGCCGTGATCGTCGTTGCTGCCGCCGTCGGCGTGCCGAACGTCAGGCCCGCACCGGTCCAGCTGTAGGTGAAGCCCGTCCCGGTCCCGGACACCACCGCCGCATAGCTGCCGGCCACATTCACGGTCAGGGTCGAGGGCCCGGTGATCGTGACGCCAGTGAAGCTCGCGGTGATCGTCCCCGGCGCATCGGTCGAACCGATCGCGCCCTCGATGACCCAGTTCTGCGCCACGTCGAACCCGTCGGAGATCAGCGACAGGCCATCGTCATCGGTTGGCCAGTGCAGGGCCGTCACCGCGATGTTTCCGGCATCGTTGAACGCCATGGACTGGACCTTGTAGGTCATCTCCGTCGCGTTGCGCTCCGCCAGGCAGAACACCACCTGGCCCTGGTTCACGGCGCGGCCGCCGAGGATGACCAGCCCCACCTCCTGGGTCTGGCTGCTGCCATTCCACAGCAGCGCGTCATAGGTGCCGTCGGCGATCGGTTCGCTGCTGACGATCGTGCCGTCCGCCAGGATGGCGCCGTTGCGGGCGGTCTCGTAGGCGACGGTCTCCATCGCCAGGCGGCAGCAGCGGCCCGGGCTCAGCGTCGCCTGCTGCGGGATCGTCTCGAACGTGACCTGGTGGGTCACCAGCCGCTTCATGCGGCACTTCAGCTTGGCCACGTCGATCGCGTGCCGCTCGCTGGTGCAGAAGTCGCTCATGTCGATCACCTCAAGCGGTGCCGTCTCGCTCACCCCGATCTCGCGGACCGTCACCTCCCTCGTCACAGGGAACAGCCCCCGGTTGCTGCCGTCGCCCTCGGCTCGTCGTTCCTCCCGCCACTTCACCGACACCCGCACCGGCTGGCGCTCGGTCTGGTCCAGGTAGCTCAGCTTGAAGCTGCCCGGCACGATGTTGCCGGCGTTGAACAGTCCCGTGATCTGCTCCGGTGCGCCGAACAGCACCGCCGGCTGCAGATAGCTCACGCCGTTGCGGGTGATCAGGTCCAGCAGAAACAGGGCCGCCGTGTCGTTGCCCCAGGTGCGGATGTTGACCGGCTTCGGCAGGGCCCCGTCCCAGAAGTAGCCGCGAGTCCGGGTCCAGTCCGTTGCACTGGCGAAACTCGCCTCGTCAACCTGCAGCGGGCTCAGGATCGATCCCACCCCATAGCGCTGGTTCAGCAGCCCAGCGGCCAGGAGTGCCGGGAATGAATGGCTGGCGTAAGGGCCGTCGTTCACGTAGACGCTCAGCTGCCCCAGCTGCTGCGCTTCGGTGCCGCTGCGGATGTTGACGCCCACCAGTGTCATGTCGGGGTAGGTCGGCGTCGTCGGTGCCGTGTCGATCACGTTGACGTAGGTGATCTCGTGCTCGGGGCTGCTGGCGCTGGTCGTGATCTCGTCGTAGACGAACTGCTCCGCCAGGCGGGCCCACTCATCCACGTAGTTCCCGCCGTCGACGTTGGGCATCCCGATCCCGCCGCGGGTGTTGACGGTGCAGGGCATCGTGAACGTGGAGGCCTGGCGCTGCACGTAGTCCCCCGCGACCCGCACGACCACCGACCCATCGCCAACGGTCTGCAGCGACGACAGCCGGGCATCAATGACGATCAGGTCACCGCTCGCCGTGCCGCTGCGCACCTCCCAGCCGCTCACCGGGTCCAGCCGGACCTCCCATCGCTGACGGGTGGGGAACTCGATCCGCAGGAAGTTGAACTGGGCCTGCTGGGTGCTGCCGCTGACGCCGAACAGCTGCGGCAGGCTGGACCAGCCGCTGGTGCTGCCGGCGATTCGGTAGCGCAGCCGCCAGAATGAGTAGCGGGTCTCGATCTGGGTAATCGTGCCCGACTGATACTGCGTCACCCGCAGGATCTGCTGGGCCAGCAGGTAGCTGAGGTTGTAGTAGTCACAGGCGCGGCCGTCCACCTCCGCGTAAGGCATGGCGTCGCGGAAGTTCATCAGGCCCGACACCCGGATCCCGACGGTGGAGCGGATGCCCAGCTCGATCACCTGCGCCGGCTGCGGAATCGCAACGGTTGCCCGGGCCATCCGCAGCACATGCGGCGCCGCGGTGCCCGACCTGGTGCCGCCGGTGCCGGGAAAGTCAGCAGCGCCGGCCTCCACCACCCGGAACGTCGCGGTCACGCTAATCCCGCCGCCGATCGGCTGCTGGTCCACGTCCGAGCGAAACACGTCATCGGACGGGCTGCGTCCTGAGCAGACGCACACCGCCGAACCGATCCGATACAGCTCCCCCACGACGATCGCGTCATCCCACGCCCGCTGGCGGCCAGCGACGGCTGAGCCGATGTCTCCCTTGCCCTCGGAGTAGTCGCCGCTGGTGAAGAATCCTCCGGCGTCGGTGCCGGCGTCGATGTGCATGTCGACCTCGTCGTCGACCAGCAGGGTGTTGTCGGTCACGCTGCTGCCGCCCCGCCGGTGGGCCGTCAGCCCGCAGCGGCTCGAGCTGATCGCGTCGGACTTCTCACGTTGCGCCGTCGCGGCGTTGTCGCGGCTGCAGACGATGATGCTGATCCCCTGCTTGACCAGGTTCTCATCCTTCGGCGTCTTGAGGTTCGCCTGCGTGATCGGGCGGATCTGCGGATTCACCCGGTATGCCAGACCGTTGCCGATCGGGGCGTAGACGCCGAACGCCGTCTGGCTGCTGGGCTGGTAGCTGTAGCACGTCGCCGGCACGTGCTGGTTGTTCAGCCCCCGCACCTGGAACACGTCGCCAGCACCAGCGGTCTCGGCATTGCCCGGATCGTTCGCCGCCAGCCGGCCCGCGATGCGGTCGGTCGCGCGAATCCGGCCGCCGCCCGGACGGTGATAGATCGTCACCCTCGCGCTGCTCTCGCCTGCGGCGCCCAGGTCATAGGCGGACAGCAGGTTCTCCCCGAACGCGAACTGCTGGGGATCGATGCCTGTGATCGGGGCCTCACCGACCAGGTAGACGGCCCGCAGCATCTGCGAACCGCCGAGGCTGACCATCTGGCTCCACAGCAGCGGGCAGTTGACGCGCACGCCCCCGTAGGTGATGCCGTTGATGGTCTCGCGGTGGGCCCAGACCATCGGGATCGTGGCGCCCAGCTCGACGGTGTCCTGGGTGCTTGAGATGCCTTGCTTCGGGGCGAACTCGGTCCTGGAGACCAGCTGCTGGCCCTGCTGCTGCTCCTGCCGCAGCTCGCCCGGGCGGGGGGCGTTGCGCTGCTTGAGGCGCGGGCGGGGCGTCAGCAGGTAGGCCGCGGCCGACAGGACGGCCGAGATGGCGAGGTTGATCAGGAATCCGGTCAGCGGATCCAACGCCTGGGGCCCCTCCGCCGGCCGCAGCCGGCTCAGCCGCTCCTGCTCGAGCTGAAACTGCCGGTACTGGGTCTCGCTCAAGCCCAGGGCGGTCATGATCTGCCGATCGATCGGCAGCAGCAGTCGGTGGCGGCGATTCCCCAGCATCAGAACCTCAGGTCTGCGCTTGGAGGCAGAGCGCCGACCATCGCCTGCGTCAGCACCCGCCGCGGCCAGTCGCCGCCAATCGCATCCAGCGGGCTGCCGAGGGTCACCGAGACCTGCTGCAGATCCTGCACATAGGCGGTGATCGCGTAGGTGTCGATCATCTCAATCCCCGTTTCGTCAAGGGTGACAGGATCCAGCCAGACGGTGCGGATCTTGGCGATCCACAGATCATCGGCCGCCTGCTTCCAGATGTTCAGGCCCAGCACGTCGGCGTTGAACGCCAGCACGGCCTCGGCGTTGGGGAAGCCCAGGTCCACCGTCGCGCCTGAGTAGGCGAAGCCGGCGTGCATGTAGTCCACTCCCTGGTAGGTGCGGGTCTCGCCGGTGTGGAACTGCTGGAACGCATAGCCCGTCGGGGCCCCGTCGCGGGTCAGCAGCTGCACGTAGACGCCTTCGGAGATGTCGTGGTCCATCAGATCCCCAGGCTCCGGCGGGCCCCTGGGCTGGACTGCAGGGCCCGCTGCTGACGGGCGGTGCTGCGGGTCGCGGCGGCCTGCGCCAGGGCCGCGGCCTGCTCGACGGAGACGTAGTCCACCGAGTTGATCCGGGTCGTCTCCACCTTGATCCGCACCGTGCCATCCGGCGAGCTGGCGGCGACCGCCGCGGCCCGGGCGGTGGACTCTTGGCGAGCGGTCTCGACCAGCCGCTGGACGACCTGATCGGTGGACTCGAACTGGCCTCCGGCGCCGCTGGCGCCAGGGATGCCGGGGTATTGCTTCAGGGCCACTGGTACCCGGCGGCCATCGGGCAGGGGGATGAAGGCCTCAGGCGTGGAGCCCTCCCCGTAGATCGCCGCCTGCGGGGCCGTGGCGATCCCGCCGCGGGCATAGGTGCGCAGGGGCACCGGGCCCTGGGGGGTCATGATGCCGCCGGTGGCGAAGCTGAAAGGGTTGCCG